CAAATTTAATGTCTTTAAAGTTTGCTACATTTGTATTTGGATCTACAACAAATGAATCATTAATAATAACTTGTTTTAAGTTTTCTTTTGATTCTCCTGGAAGTTGAAATTCAATAGTTCCTTGATTTACTAATTTTGATACACCTGCAATCGGGCCTTCACCTACAACTATTTTAACTTCTTGTGTAATTTTTTCTGCATCTATGTCACTTGGCTTTTGTCCTAAATCAAACTGCGTATTTGACATTCCTATGTGACCATAAACAACTGGTATAACACCTGGCTCTACTTGTATGCCCATGTCTATACCGTCGACTACTACTGGATCTTTTTTGCCTAATATCTTTTTAAGAACAGTTGATATTATAGCTGGAGCACCTTTTTGTTTAACAAAGTTTCCAATCTGTGATTGTTGAACTTGTTGTGCTAATTTTGTTTTTACAAATTGGTCTAAGTTAAATTTATTAAAGTTCATGCTATATATCCAACTTTCTTGCACTTGGTTTTTCACCGTTTTCGGTGCCTAAACTTGGTGTCAATGTAAATGTTATTTGTTCGGGTGTAAGTTCATCAACTGACTTTACAAAAAATCTTTGCGGTATCATATTATACCATGTGCTATAAAAAAGTCTTTTTCTATTGATACCTAAGCCACGATAATTCATCATACCGAAATTGCTTGTTGCTGTAGCCCAACCTGATATATCCCACAATGTTTTAGCCGCAACTGTTAACTGTGGTTCTGCAACTTGTCCTGTTAAGTCTGAACGTAAATTACTAATCTGTAAATCGCAATGCTCAAATACTTTTACACCAACTTCATCATCCCATGCAATGTCAAGTTTTTGATAACCACCTGAGCCATCACCTTCTTGACCACTTGAAATGTAAATTTTTGCACTGCCACCTATTTGCGTAAAGTCAAATTCATATAAATCTGTTATTGGACTTGTTGCAAGTTTTGATGATACTATTGCTGGTAAACTCATAAGTCAAATACCTCTATCATACTTGCTGATATTGTTCGTCTTTCATTGTCTGCCATTTGAACATCAAAACTTTCTAAGTAAAATTTGCCTGCTGTTCTTAGCAATTCGTTTGCGGCTATGTCTATTACACCTGCATCTAATAATCTATTTTCATAAAATAAAACTAGAGTAGCGGCATCTGTTGCACTTAAATTGTCGTGTGTAACTGTAAGTGTACGTCTTTGATAGTTAATACCTAATGGTGTTCTTTGTATATAACCATCGCCAAACTCTACTAATCTATGTCTTGGTGTTGCAACATAACTTGTTGATATTGATAACTGTGTTTGTAATGGTAAGTTTGCCATTATACTAACCCTCCAAAGCCTGTATTCTGTCTAAGGACAGTGTGTGCTGTTTTTAGAGCAATACCTTCAATATACTGTCTCATTTGTTTTGATTGAAACTGACCAGCTCCTCCGCCTGCATTTACACCTGAAATGTTGAAGTTAACATTTGAATTTGCTGTTGACAATCCACCTGTCATAGCACCTAAGCCTACACCTGTGTTACTAACTGGGTCTACAAGTTGATTTGGATTTAGACCAGTTGGGAGTTTATCAAATTGCATTTTTGAATCTGTGACTGCTTTACCGATTGGATCTACCATTTCTTTTGGTAGCTTGTCCATTACTTTACCGATGTCTCTAACTAAGTCTGGGATAAGAGAGTTACCTACTGCCCAGTCATATAAGCCAGTTAATTTTTCTTTACCACCATCAACCCAACCACCGATTGCGTCTCCGGCTTTTGTAAAGCCTGCACCTACTTTGTCTCCTACTGCACCACCGAACTCTTTGACTTTACCAATACCTGCACCGATGAAATCAATCATGCTTTGTATCTTGTCAATAACTGTTCCGATAGTAGATATAACTGTTTCAAATGCTGGTATAACAATTTCAGTCATAACTGTTGCTATGCCTTCAAATGCTGATTGTGCCAATGGTGCTACTGTTTCTGCTAGAGGGCCTAATGCTTCTGCTATTTTTACTAAAACATCAAATGCTAGTCCAAATGCTGGGACAAGAATGTCGTTAAATATTGTTCCTAATAGTTCAAAGATTGGGCCTGCTTTTTCCATACCTGTTGAAAGTGAAGCAATACCGTCAACTAAGAATGTAACAGCTTGTCCTAGTTTCTCACCAAGTGCCATTGCTAAGTCTTCATTGTTAACAATAAAGTCTGTCATACGTTGTGCCGCACTATTGATTGCGTCTGAAAGGCCACCTTCACCAACTGCAATCAAGGCATTGTTACCTGCGATACCTAAGTTAGATAATGATACTGATAAGTTCTTAGATGCTTTTTCCATACCACCACCAAAGTTCTCATCGAGTCCTACTAGTAGTGCATCTTTAATCTTTGCCGCACCTTCGGCTGTTTTACCAAACTCTGAGATTTCTAGTCTTGCTAATCCTAGTTGGTCTTCTAAGATTTTAAAGACTGGAATACCTCTATCAGCGAGACGGTTTAGTTCTTCTAGTCCTAAACCGCCCGATGTAGTTCTTGAAAACAAATCTGTAACAGCATTCAATGACCCGATACGGTCTGTGGTAACAGACGCCATATCACCAAACGATGTAAGAAGTTCTTCGGTTGGTTCAATACCCGATGACTTCAATTTGATGAATGTCTCTGTTAGAGTTTCGATATCAAAAGGAGTACGTGTTGCAAAGTCATTAATAAACTTAAATGCATCATCACCCGCTTTTGCTGAACCGGTAACTGTGTCAAGTGTTGTTTTCAAATCCTCTGCACGAGAACTTGCTTCAACAACTGACTTAGTAAATGCAGTAATACCACCAATAGTGATGGCACCTGCTAATAGACCTTTTAGTTTCCCAAATGATCCGGATGTTTTGTTGATTGACTTGTCAACCTTGTCAAACTGTTTATCTAGTTTCCCCACCTTTTTATTCAGTGGAGTCATTGAATTAGATATAGAGTTTAGTTTACTGGTTGCTTTGTCGAGGGCTTTAATTTCAATTTCAATACTTGTGTTTGCCATGTTTTCGCTTACTCCGTTGTTCTTTCAACTTAAAATACTCAGCCCATCCTATGTATTCCGATGCTGACATTTCCATTATCTCGTTAACAGACTTGTGCAGTAGTTCTGCTAGTTGATACAGGAAATATGTGTCAACATCGGTACTTAGTTTTTTGCTACGGTCTCCGCTGTAGGTTCTACATTAAGAATATGTGTAGCTATACGTGTAACAACTTCTGGGTCAACTGAATTCATCATGTCAAATTTGTCTGCACCGACAAACATTTTTTTCCCATCTTCTGTTAACGCACGTTGAATAAGGACAGTTGCTAATGCTTCCGCGACTTTATTTTCACGGTGCAAAGCAACAACCTCTTCGGTTTGCTTAAGTGTTGCACTAGACTTAAAGTATACTTTACAATCCCATTCTGGGCAATCTACCCATTCTAGTTTGTCTGTAAGTCTAGTTTTAAAATGCGTTTTCGCATTGTTGATTACGCTCATTATTATACCTCTTGTGAAATTATATTATTATGATATAGTTTCAGTTAAGGCACCGCTTCCTGTTACTTCAAAAGTAACACCGACTAAATCTGCAACTGCTACTTCCACTGACCTTGAAGTCACGATACATGATCCACTATATTGTACTTGATTAGATGAACCATCATCAACTACAACTGTAAGTGTGATTGCTGATCCTACTGCAACTGCTGAATCTGCATCGTCAAATACTGCTTCAACTGTTCCTGACCATGATTTTAGTGAACCTACAAACGTTTTGTAACCTGTGTTACCCATCGCTGTAGTTTCTAGTGTATCTGCTTCTTCATTGATAGTGAAAGAAGTAATGTTTGCAAGATTGTTCAAACCTGCTGATATTGAACCGTCTTTACCTTTTAGAACTGCCATTGTTTGCTCCTATTACTGTTATTTGTCTAAATCACCTTTAGGGTGAATATATTCTACTTGCACGATTATTTGAACCGCACCTAATGGAAAAGTTGCACCTTCATCTGTATTAACTTCTGTTACTACAGTGTCGGATGCATAACCATTTCTTTTTGTATCTTCATACAATTTCGTTTCAATGTCATCTAACAGTTTGTTTCTGGCAGTATCTAAGTACTTTCCTTTAACAAACCCTGTCAGAATAAACTCAATAGTTCCTTGTCTTGATGATTTTGTAATGTCAGTTTTTCTTTCTGACCCACTTAACACTAAGACTGCTGGAACTTGAGCATCACTTAATTCGCTTGGATCGAAAACTTCACGTGTAACAAATCTCACAGCCTTGATTTCTCTTAACTCTGAAACAATGTTCTTTGCAATGTTTTCTCTGTAACTAGTCTTGCTAATGCTCATCTTAAGTCCTTTTCTAACTGTCTAGTGAAGGTCTGAATGATTGATTTTTGTTCTGTGCTTGTCACACCAATAAAAGGTCTTGTCTTATTGTTATGTTCAGCTTTCAATCTTTCTTCCCTTCTCTTAAAGCCCACAATAATTTTATTGCGACCTTTACGTTCAACATCTAGGTTTGATAGCATTCTGCCTGAAAAGTTAAGGTCTGGTTTAGTGCCTCTACCTTGACTATTTCTAAACTCCCGATAACCGGGAGAATATTGTTTGAATGCTCCTCTCAACCCCACTCCACGAGAAGTTCTATTTAAAATAGTTTCCCGTGTTTTCTCTCCACTTCTATTTAGAGCAATTGGAATAGACCGTTGTAGGCTATCCGCAAATCTCTCCATATCTCGCTTAAACTTATTGGCATTGATAGTAATCGTTGCCATTAACGAATAATCCGTCTAGTGTGAAATGGTTGCTTCTCGGTTTGTTCGACTGTGCCATCACCGTCAAAATCGTATAAAACTCCGTCTCTCAAAATAGAGTTAAATTCTTCATCATAACGTTTACGATAGTGCATCATCATAACTTGAAACCTGTCTTCACTTCCTTCATTATTCCATTTCGTTAACTGCGGTAGAGCGTACTCTGAAAGAACACGATACACTGCACAACGTTCGAATTGTGATTCAGTGAGTTTAGAGTCATCCATTTCTAAGCTAGGTAGTGAACGAGAAATATCATAGTTAGTAACATTACGAGAACGAACCCACCACTCATCACGCAATCTACGTAATATATCATCACGTGCTTTTGCATGTTCGTCAGTAAATTCGTCAATACCGAATGTTAAAATATCTGGCTGATATTTAATCAAATCAGCGTCAGTTGACATTGCCATTGTGCGTTCTCCTAGTAGCGTTTATGAGAGGGGATTGCTCCCCTCTCTGTTCAGTTATTCAATCTCTATTATTGGATTGAAGAGTCAGCTAGAACTTCAACACCATAAGAGTCGAAGATTTCACCGTGACCGTATACTGCTGTTGCTACTAATTCAGTCGCACGTAATGAAGCATCTCTTTGTTGTTCAATAGAGATATCTTGCATCATTGCTAGACCTAGTGCATCTCTGTGGAAGATTGCGCCTTTGTAGTCACCTGTTGTGCCTGTGTTAGACATATTGCTCGATTCAAAAATTGGGATTCCCGCCAGTTGACCGGCATACCCAGAACGTAGGGCCTCCGTTTGAAACTCGCCGCCAGCATATGCTGATGTGCCGATTGCCGCTTTAAGGTCGTATGCTACCATTGGGTGTAGAACACAAGCTAAGTCAGACGCAGGGACACCTGCCGCACGTAGATTTGCTACTGCTTCAA